TTATGATAAGGCAGTTGCAAATGGTACATATGATGCAGAAGCAGTAAACAAAGATATGTCATATGACCATGAGTATGATTGGTTTGGTGGTGGTTCAGCGTTTAGTTTTGGTGAGGTTATGGTTGGTGGTGAAATGACGACTCACGCTGGTTCAGTTGACACTGGGTTCTATTGTTGGAAGATTCCAGCATTTGCATATCAGACCGGTACCATCTTCGCGATGAGTGATGGTAAGGCTTGGTCTTGGGTTGATAATGACCCATTTAAGGTTAAGGCTGGTGCAGGTGCAAAGTTTGTTGATGGTGGTGTTTTGATGTATGGTTTGGCATTAGGTAATGGTGGTTCACGAGAAGAAATTGAATCACGAGTGAAATATGGTGCAAAACTTATTCAATTTCATAATGTAGAAAAGGGTGTATGGGGAGCTGGTTATGTATTCGCTGGTAATATTAGTGGATTGAAATTTGATGCTTATATGCCATCAGAGTATGATAGTGGTAAGGGTTTTGTGGCTCAAGTGAATGGTACTTCTTATACTCCAGATGTAGTAACTGTTGGTAAGTCAGAAGTTAGAATTGACCCATTTGGTTCCGTTAGAAGCATTAGTGCCCATACTCAGAATATGTCACAGGTTGTTTTCTCACCTTGTCATAGACCTGAGACTTTGACCTCTAATGTTTATGGTGCAGGAATTGTTGGTGGTCAGATTGGTATCGGAAATAACTATGCAGGTGGTGCAAGTAGTTTTATGTATAATGGATACACCACTGGCCGTGGCGAAGCGAATCTTAATGCAGTAGTAGGTAATGTTGGTACATCTTCATTCGCAACTGTTACGGGTTCTTCTTGGGCAACAACTAATGGTGTTCCTACCAATAATTGTTGTGATAATGGTAATACACCAAGATAAAAATAGTTAGTTTACATAAAGTTATAAATGTAGTATAATATTCCAAAAGGGTGAGGAATTGTTCCTCACCCAAAATCAAAAAATAAAAGAGAGGATAAAAAGTATGAGAAAATTGTTTAGTATTTTGGCAGCAATCGTGTTCGTATTTAGTGTTGGTGCAACAAATGTTATGGCTGATGATACTACGGCTAATGCAAGTGTAGATGGTGTTTCAGCAAATGCAGGTATTAATGAGGCAGGTACGATTAAAGATTCTTTTAATGCAGGTCCTGGTAAGCGTGGTCTTTATATCATGAATCAAGCGAACTTTATTCCACCCGCATCTTTCTTCGGTCCTAATGAGGAAGGTCATCAGTTCTTCCCTTTGAAGACGCTTCTTAGTTTCAAAGATTGTTGGACGATTGATGAAGCAAAGAATATGGTTTCCGAAAAACGTGGTGGCAAGGATGTAGAAATTCGTCCTATTATGGTTAAGGCAAAGGACGCACCGGAAGTTCTTGCAGTTAGATGTATTCTACAAACTCCTACTGTTGATTATAAGGTAGTAGGTTTCGGTGCCATCGCAGCAAAAGATGATGGTTCTATTACTCCTGATGTGTTCGCTCGTGCAATTATTGAAGCAGAAAAACTTGGTGCAAATGTTGTTCAGTTCTTGGCAGAAGGTAAGAATGTGAAACTTTTGGCAACTGGTTGGGGCGTAAATCTTAACGGTGGTGTCTCTGTAATTCGCGGAGATAACGATACTAATGGTGCAGGTGGTGGTGGTGGTTTCGCAGGTACTGGTTACTCCTCATATCAATCTGGTTACTCTAATATGCCTTGGCTTCAGATGGCGTTTCTTACTGTCGCTGAATAATATATAAAAGAAGTATAAAGAAAGTCGGTAAGGTAGAAATATCTTACCGACTTTTTTTGTTTACATAGGTCCGAAAATATGTTATAATGATTTTAACAAATGAGAGAAAAGTCTCTCCTAATTTTTTACTAACCTCTAACTATTATAGAAAGGTTTTAAAATGAAGAAAATTGTGATGTTACTGAGTATTTTATGTTTGTTTCTTTTTGTAAGTACTTCTATGGCCGTTACTATGACGGATGTAGGTAGTATTGATACAAAAATTAATTCTGAATATTTACCTAATTCAGGTGATATTATGGAATTGACTTGGATTCAAGAATGTCTTGGTAGTGGTTATGTTATTCTTGATAAGTATGATGTTGAGGAATCTCCTTGGGTTGAAGTAGAAGGTGAAAATAGTATTGTAGCATCAAAACTTTTTGGTACTCCTGAATATTTTTTTATTAAGATTGGAAACGGTAATATCGGTGGTTCGGATCATTATTTGTATGAAAATATTGGTGAGTTGAGTTGGGCTGTTGTTGATTACTCAAAATGGGGTTATGATGATATTAAACTTGTTAATATTGGTCGTATTAGTCATGTTGGTGAAGTCAGTGCTGCACCTGTTCCTGAACCATCTACCTGTTTACTTTTGGGTTTTGGTTTGATTGGAATAGCTATTTTAGGTAAAAAGAATTTTATTAAAAAGGGATAAAAATGAAAAATATTATTAGACTTGTATTAGGTGTTCTGTTGATGTGTATAGTGTTTATGGGTTGCCAAAAAGAAGCGGATATAGCATCAAGAAATCTTTCTGTAGCCGCAGATCAGTTTGAGATAGAACGAAGAATCGTGTTTTATAATGGTATTACAGATACATATATGTTGACTATAGAAGGAAAATGTGCTCTTGGTAATAATGATTCACAAGGTGAAGTTACTGTAACCTGTAAAACGGGTCCAGGTGAATATAAGAAACATTTTCTTGGTCTATCTGACAATGTGACTTATTTCGCAGAGCAACTTGGAAGTAAACCGGTAGATGTATATCATTATAGAGTTATTTTTAGACCCGAAACCATTATACCAAACATTGATATAGAAACAAGCATTGGTAAATAACTAAAAAATTGGTGTAAGATTTTTTGATTTACACCAATTTTTGATGTTTACATTTTTATTAAGTTATGTTATAATGAATAAAAATCACAACAAATTAGAAAAATTAAAAAATTATAAGGAGTTTTTATTGTGGTTTTTATCCAAAACAAGGAGAATAAATAATAATGAGCAAGTGGATAAATAAAGACCTATTCGGTAAATTTCAAGAAGAAAAGAAACAAGAGAAAGATAATGTATCAGATAGTACCGGAGTAAATAGACTTGAGTATCTTTGGAAAAACCCTGAGAAGGGAACAGAAACAGTACCTAAGGTTTATGTAGGCAGATTTTTACCAGACCGAAACAATGAATTTTATAAAAAGTACTACTATCACATGTATAAATCAGGTGAGAAGTGGAACTTTTTCCTTTGTAGTAAAACTCACGATATGGAAGAATTTTGTCCTATCTGTGAGGCCGTAAGGCGACTTTATATGGGTTCTGCTGCAGATAAGAAAATGGCTTATTCATATAAAAGAAAAGAGAAGTATGTAAGCAACTTCTATATCGTTAATGATCCTCGTGATCCTGAGCGAGAAGAAGCCGATAGAGTTAATGGTAAGGTGAAGTTGTATGAGTTTCCCAGTAAGGTTGAAATGAAGTTGAAAGAACAAGTAACCGATGCAAAATATGGACTTGGCCACTCAATATTTGACCCAGGTGAAAATGGTTATGATTTTATCATAAAAGTACTTTCAACTAAAAAAGACCCTTCAGGGAATGTTTGGCCAGATTATTCTAATTCGGAATTTTCAAGAAAGGCTTATCCTCTAAAACCAACAGAGAAGGAAATTGACGAGATTATGGAAACTACCATCAACCTAAAAGACTATATTGGTCTAATGGAAAAACCTGATGAGTTGATAATCACATCGTTAAAAGCCGAAATGCTATGGGATATTGTAAAGGATGAGTGGAACCGTAGGAAAGGTTCAACTGCAAATTCTAAAGAAGCGAAATCCACAGAAGATGATGTTGTTGATGATCTAAATTGGGAGGAACCACCTACTACTAATAAGGTGTCCCAAGCGGTCATAGCAAATACATCAAATGATTCAGATGAAGAACTTTTAAAAGAATTAGAAAATCTGTAATTTTTTTGTCCCAACCTCTTGACTTTATGAAAATGAGTATTATTTTCCTGTTTATGGGTAATGGGGTAATAGCAAATGGACGAAGTAGTCGTTTATTTTAATAATTAAAATAAACGCCGAAAGTAATTTATAAGCCCGCATAAAAAAATAAAGTCAGGAGGATTTTTAAAATGTTACCAGTATTAAAAAGAAATTATGAAAACAATGCAATTAAAAACTTTTTCCAAAATTTTTTTGATGAAGGAGTTCTAAGTGATTTTTTTGATAATTCAGGTATAACTTGTAACAGAGAAGAAAGTGATAATATTAAATATGAGATAGAATGTCCAGGTTTTAATGAGACAAATTTAAGAGTAGAATTAATAGAGAATTATATAGAGATAACAGGTGAGAGAGAATCTAATAATAGGAAAGTAAAAATTGATAAGAAATTTTTAGTAGGAAAAGCAGAAGATATTAACGCAACGATGAAAGATGGTATTTTATACATAACTTTGAAGCCTTTTAAAAAGGATGATACTGTAAGAAAGATTGAAATATCAAAAGATGTCTAAGACCTATGGTGTGATTGGCGTCAGTAATTCCATAGCAGAAAAGAGCAGATGTTTTGTTAATTTAGCTCTATAAAAAACAGTCGTTAAAAATTAACTGGGAACAAATTATGAAAACAATGAAAAGTCGGTGCGAGAGGCGGTATTTTCATCCCATATTTGTAATACCTGATTATATAATATAATAGAGAATAAATAAAATTTAATTTAATGTGTTGCGAAAAAGGTTCTTTTGTGGAAAAGAACCTTTTTCTTTTTAACTGTTTTTTAATAATTTTTTAATAAAAAAAATATAAAAAATATATAAATAATGGTTGAGTGGTAAATTTACTACTTAAAATATAAAATTAAGGAGAATAAAATATGGTACCTAATAACGATGTAGATTCAAATACAATCGCAAGAGAGGTTGCACAACAAATCGCACAACAAGTAGCACAAGCGGTATCTGATGCAGTTTCTAAAGTACTACAATCACAAACATTGACAACTGGTATGTCCTCACAACAAGACAGAATGGGTGATATTGGTGGTACAGAGCGTTTGGAAAAAGATAGCATGGATAGTGGTTCTATGATTTTCTCAAATATGAAACGTACATATGATGAGTATCAACAAGAATCTCTTGAAAGTATTAAGAGAAATAGAGCATATGTTGATAAGGTTATTTCTGATGCACAACAATATGACAATCAAAGACAAAATATTGCGAATCAAGCTCTACAAAATGCAGTAGAAACCGCAAATATGGTTGGAAAACAAGCAGTTCGTCATAGCGACATCGCAATTGACCGTCAATGGAATGTTGATGAACAAAACTACACCGCAGCCGAAATTCTTAGGGATGAAACCTTCAAGGATGCAATCGCAGCAGCAGTAGCAAAAGCAGTGAACAAATAAAATAGGTAAATAAAGTAATAGAGTAATAAGAGGGGAGAAAGGCAACTTTCTCCCCTTTTTTTATTTCAAAAGTTTACATTTTTTTATAAATATGTTATAATACAGCAAATATAAGTTTTATAAATATGGAGATTTAATGTCAAGTAAGGGAAGTTCGTTTGAAAGAGAAATAAGTAAATTTTTATCAGTTTGGTTAACAGGAAATGAAAAACCATATCAATATTGGAGAATGCCAGGCAGTGGTAGTTTATGTACCATACATGAAGAAAATATTAATTTATCAGGTGATATAAGATCATTAACGGCTAAGGCAGAGTTTTTAACAGATATTTTTAGTATTGAGTTAAAGAATGGTTATCCAAGTACATCATTTTGGCAACATTTTTCAGAATCAAAATGTTTTAACCTAAGGGATTTTTGGTATCAAGCAAGTAGGGATGCAGAAAAAGCCAATAAAAAACCAATGTTGATATATAGAAAGAAAGGTAAGAAACCATTAATAGGTATTGATGATGAAATGCATGATATATTATCAGTATATAACTATCATCTTACACTCTTAAATAATATAAGAATGAATTTTGGTAAAAACCATTCAGATTTATTACCATTGGTATTAATGGATTTTTATAGTTTTTTTGATATAATGAAACCAGATATGATAAAAAAATTAAAATCAGAGGATTAATATGGGAGCAAAACTTAATTTAACACCATCAGAATTTGCGGATTTTACTGCTGCATTTATATTTGATAAGATGATGAATCCAGATGATATAATAATAGAATCAGAAAAATTTACAGAGTTGATTAATAAAACATCTAAACTTGGCTCTAAACCGCTTTTTATGAAATATTATTTAGATATGAAAGCTGAGGATAGAATAAACTATAAAAGATTTAAAAGTACAATTGAACCAGGTGCAACAACAAAATCTATAATAGAAGTGAAACCCGAATCTGTAAAGATAAGTCCGGATAGTGGATTTACAAAGTTTGCTAAAAAAATGATAAGAATGTTGTTATTAAAAGATGGTAAAAAAACAGAAGAAGAGGTTGATATTCTTTTAGAAGAATATGAAAAGGAGATTTTAAATGGGTGAGTTAAGTGGAGTTGGTATTAGTGATGTTCAGGGTGAAAAATTAGCAGGTGATAATGCTGTTAGAACTGAACCAATTGCTGAACCAAAAAACAATAATGTTGAACCAAAGAGTAGTCCTACTAAAGGTGGAAAAGAAACTATTAAAACAGATGTAAAACCTACCAAAAACAGTTTGACAGGTAAAAATAAGATAAAAACTACAGGAACCAAAACTGATGTTGAAGGTTTATTTGCTGATGGTGAAAAGAATGGTGAACCTGTATTTGATGTATCACCAGAAGAATTTTATAATAATATGAAAATGGACCGTAGGAGATTAAGATTTGCAGCAAGTTCAAATGTATCTCAATATATGAAACAGACTAAGTATAATAGACCATTCTGGATTAGAAATTCAAAGGATGGGTATTTAAGAAAAATAAAGTAAGTTTACAAATGTGTTACTTTTTGATATAATAGGTTTTATAGAAAGGAGATGTCAAAATGTCAAATTGTGTTTTAATAGATTTTAATAATTTATGTTATCGTTTACTCTTTATTAAGGATGTAGGTGTAAATACACCTGGCGCTGTTCCTGATTTTACTCTATGGCGTTTTATGATATTAGATGCTATATATCAATTGATGTTAAAGTTTGATGTTACAGAATTGGTATTGGCAGTTGATGATAAAAACTCATGGAGGAAATCTTATTTCCCCCGTTATAAGGAGTCAAGAAAGAAAAAACGTGATGTTCAAGAAAATGTGAATTGGGAAATGATATTCGGATTGATGAAGAATTATCAAGATGAATTGAAGCATTATTTTCCATTTAAAGTGTTAAAGGTAAAATCCGCCGAGGCTGATGATATTATTGGAGTAATTTCACTTTACTCAGAGAATAAGGATATAATAATATCATCCAATGATGAAGATTTTCTTCAACTATGTTCCGATAGAGTGAAAGTATGGAACCCATCAAAAAAGGAATTTTCTGTATGTGAAGATACGGAAAGATTTCTTATCAGTAAATGTCTAACAGGTCAAGCAAAAGATGATATTTTTAATGTTTTAACACCAAATGATTGGGGTGAGACTGAAGGTACATTAGGTATGAGAAAGCCTGGTTTAGGTCCCGCAACAGCAGAGAAAATTCTAAAAGAAGATGTATCAGAATGGTTAAGAAAAAATAAGAAAAATAAGTTTGATGTTGTTATAAATCCAGAAGAAAATTTTAAGAGAAATCAGGTACTTATAGATTTTAAAAGAATTCCAAATACAATAGTGGATAGGATTTTAAATGAATATAAAACTTATTCATTTCCACCGCCATCAAATATTTATGATTTTCTTAAAAAATATAAGATGAAGGGTTTCATTGAGGAGTTTACAAGATTTGAAAATTTTATGATGAAACTTTACTAACTGATTCAAATGTGTTATAATAATCATTATAAATAATAGAGAGAGTAAAAAATGACAAAGATAGTAAATTGTAAAGATGATGCCTACGATGTTTATATAGGCAGACCATCAATTTGGGGTAATCCATTTATTATTCCGAGAGATGGAAATAGAAAAGAGGTAATAGAAAAATATTATCAGTATTTAAGAAACAATGAGTATTTATTGAGTGAGATTCATAAATTGGACGGTAAGGTATTAGGTTGTTGGTGTAAGCCAAAAAAATGTCATGGTGATGTTATTATTCAAGTATTAGAAGAATTAAAAATTGAAGGTTTTATTAACAGATTTTTTTAATTTTGGAAAGGATAAAATGAGTAACACAATAACAGAAGCAAGAGAAGATGTACAAACATCAATATTAAATTTACTTAAATCTTTAAAAAGGTTAAGTGAGTTTGGTGTTAATAATATGAGTGACAATGAGTTAAATTTGTGGATGGCAGTTGTTTGTTATTCTAATAAAAACTTGGATAATACAATGTAGTTATTGCAGTTAAAGTTACTAATGAATTAGGGAGGAAGTTGATATGGTATCCAGATATGCAGTTGTGAATGAGATTGAACGGGATGATTTTGAGAAGGAATGGCAAATGGCTTATGGCTATGCTTCTTGCTATGTCACATATGATATGGAAGACGCAATGAATTTTATGGAAGAAGAATGTCCAATTGATGAAATCGGTTGGGTTGTTGAAGAAGTATCCAATCAAGGTAGATCGGTTGTTTATAGACGATAATATATAAGTAAAAATTGAGTAAAAATAAAAGATACCCACCCCAAAAGGGTGGGTATTTTATCTATAAGGAGAAAAAATTTATGATGAGCACATCCAAATCTGTATTTGTATTAGAAAAAACTATTGATGGTGCATGGTTTAAACTTCTTTATGAAATTTATCATTATGGTAGAATTAACAAGATTACTGATGGTTCATATGCCGGAATCAATAGACTTGAATTTGATTTTGCTGCTGGAACTATTGAAAATCCAACAACGAGACCTCTTGCACCAATAATGCCTGAAGGTGCTCCACCAGTTACTACGGATGAAGCAATTGAGAAATATTTTGTGAACTATATTATGGATGGTTATAATTTAGCAGAGAATGAGCATTATAGATATGCAACATTTATAACAGGCGGACCTTATAAATTACCAAAGGTGACAGCATTTGAAATGTATGGTACGGACGGTCGAACTTTTAAATACCGTGATGTTCATAACCTAACAATGAATGTACCAAATCAAGTTGAATTTCTTATTAATCATTATAAGGAAAAAGGTTTTGGTAATAATCATTGTTATATAACTGTTGGTTATCCTGAAAGTTCTTTTGCATATGCAATGCCATATACCAATGAAACAGAAAGACAAACATCACCATGTCTAAGAGGTATTGATACACACATAAAAGGTGGTAAACTTCATATGTCAGTTGTTTTTAGATCATGGGATTTATATGGAGCATTTCCTGAAAATATGGGTGGTATTACAATGTTGGGTGAATATATTGCTGACCAACTTGGTATTCAAATGGGTCCATTATCTTTTTCTTGTTTAAAATTGCATTGCTATGATTTTCAGTTGGAGGCTGTAAAAGCAAGACTGAATATAAAATAAGAGATATATTATGAAAGAAGAACTGATAGAGCATTTTAATTTTTTATCTAATATGGATATAAAAGAATATATTTTATATAGAACTTGGTATCAAATAAAAAATAAAAAATGGAATATAAACGATTTAAAAGAATTAAGTTATGTTAAAAATAATATATGGATACCAGATAACAAAGATGATTATTTAAATATAAAACCAAGAGTTGTAATACCAAAGAATAAAAAAGAACATTTGCAATGGACATTATTAAGATATTTTATAAGTTCAGCACCTACATATTCCACACCAGGTAGAGGTATAAGAATAATAGTTATTGATGAAAATAGTAATAAATTTTTAGGTGTTTTGGAATTGGTTTCTGATTTTGCAATGTTAAAACCAAGGGATGTTTATATTGGATGGAATAAACAAATAAAAGAAGAAAATAAAATGTTAAATTATATAGCTATGGGTTCAACCATAGTACCAACACAACCATTAGGATATAACTATGTGGGTGGTAAATTAATGACATTATGTTTATGTTCCAATGAAGTAGAAAATGAGTGGAATAAAAGGTATAAAGAACCCTTATTAGGTATAACAACAACTTCACTATATGGTGGATTTTCTCAATATAATGGACTAAAATATTGGAAAAAATGTGGAACAACAACTGGTGAAATAAGAATGGAACCAAATGATGAAATAAATTTGAGATTGAGACATTGGATGAGAGATAATTATCCAGATGAGTTTGAGATTGCTAAACATGCATCAAGAATGAAAACTCGTATATCTTATTTTTGCTACTCAAGAATGGGTGTTAAACCACCTATAAATAATGCTAAAAGAGGTGTATATTTTTGTAGTTTATATGAAAATACAAGAGATTTCCTAAATAAATCAAACATGAGTTTTGGTAGTAAAAAATTTAACAATTCTATAGATAATTTAACAAATTTATGGAAAGAAAATTATGCTAAAAAGAGATTGGAAAATTTAGAAAAAACAGAAAGATATAATAAAAAAGTTGTATTTTACGATGATTTAATAAAACTTTCTTGGAAAGAAACAAAAATGAAATATATTGAAAAATTAGATTTGAATGAAAAAGAAGATGTTATAAATGTATTTTTTAAATAGGAATAGAATATGAAAGAAATTGATGATATTTCTGAAATGATAGATGATGCTTTGGATTCTAATAAAAAGAAAGTTAATAAAAAACTTTTTGATTTTAGTAAGATTTTTGATAAAAGAAATTTACAGTTTAGTAGGGAAAATATAATACATATGTATAGTTGTGAATGTGGTTGTAAAATTGAAATAAATGTAGAAAGGAATAATATTTTAAATCATTTATATCCAGAACCACAATATGATTATTATGGTACATCAGCAATAGAGGAAATTAAGTTATCAAGATTAATGTGTCCAAAATGTGGTCATATATTTGCTATACAAGGTGATATTAGTATAAGGGAAATAATAGTAAAATTTCCGTAAATTTAAGTAGGAGAAGGTTATAAAAATGTCAATAAATTTAAGTGAGAATGCTGTTAAACAATTTGAAAATCTATATAGTTTGAATAATGAAACTATACCCGATACATTTAAAAGAGTAAGTAAAGAATTTGCTAAAAATGAAAGTCAGTTGAATTTTGCATTTGAATTATTAGAGAATAATATATGGAGACCTAATACTCCTGTGTTTTTAAATGCGGGTTCAAAACATAAAGTATTCTCTGCTTGCTATGTTGTTGGTTTAGAAGATAGTATGGAAAGTATATATGATGTTGTTAATACAGCTCGTAAAATTTTTCAGTTTGGTGCGGGTATAGGTATACCGGTTGGTAACCTTAGAGAAAAAGATGCATATATTTATGAAGGAAATTCTGATAGACCACCAGAGGGAAAAAGTTCAGGACCAATTACTTTTATGAAATTATTTGATGCTGTTGGTGAAACAACAAAATCAGGTGGTAGAGTAAGAAGGGCTGCAATTTTATGTAATATGCCAGTATGGCATCCTGATTGTATGGAATATATAAATTGTAAAGAAACAGATGGTCGTTTATCAAATATGAATATATCTGTAAATATAACAGATAGTTTTATGAAAGCATTGGAAGATGGTATTGAAATTGACTTAATTTCACCATCAAATGGTAAAAAAGTTGGAACTGCAAATGCACAAGAAATGTGGGATAGAATAGCAGATATGGCATGGAAATCTGCTGACCCAGGTGTTATTTTTATTGATAATATGAATAAGTATAATCCTTTAATAAAAAGGTATCTTATAGAGGCTACGAATCCTTGTGGTGAACAACCTCTTTTACCATTTGGGTGTTGTAATCTTAGTGCTGTAAACATTGCAAAATTTGTAAAAGATGGTGTATTTAATTGGTTATATTTTTATGATACTGTTTTTGAAATAATGGAGTTGATGGATAATGTTATTGATGTAATGGAATTTCCAGAAGAATGTTCAAAACCAAAACCACTTGTTGATAGATTTAGACAAACAGCAGAAAAATATAGACAAGTAGGTATTGGTCCTATGGGTGTTGCTGATGCACTTTATATGTTGGGCTTGAAATATGATTCACTTGAAGGTAGAAAATTTGTTGGTAAAGTTATGAAAGTGATGACTGCTGCCTGTGCTCATAAAAGTGCTATATTGGCAAAAGAATATGGACCATTTTATGAGTATAATGTTCATAAAGAAGATGTTGAAAGAATACTTGCTGAACATATGGGTATAGACGAGACTGACCCAGAAGAATTGGTTGGTAAAATTAAAGATGCGTGGGAATTAATAAGGGCATATGGTGTTAGAAATGCTCAGTTTACCACTGCACAACCAACAGGTACAACAGCATTATCATGTGATGCATCTTATGGTATAGAACCAATATTTGGTCTTGTTTTTTATAAAAATTATATTGATGGAACAGTTGGTGCTATATCCAATCCAATTTTTCATGAAAAATTTAAAAATGAAGAATGGTATACAACTGATTTACTTGAAAAAATTGTTAAAAATAAGGGGTCACTAAAGGGTATTAGAGGTATTCCTGAAGAAGTGAGAAAAGTTTTTGTTGTTGCACATGATATACATTATAAAGCCAGAATTGACATGCAAGCAGAGATTCAAAAATATTGTTCAACTGCCATTTCATCAACTGTGAATCTACCAAAAGAGGTGACAAAAGATGAGATTGCAGACTTATATAAATATGCTTGGCAAAAGGGTTTAAAAGGTATTACAGTTTATCGTGATGGTTCTAAGAAATTTCAACCTGTTACTTTTGATTGTAAAGAAGAAAAGAAAGGAATTGAACTAACAGATTTACCTTCTAAATTAAACTCTACAAGATATAAATTAGAAACAGGTAATGGTAGAATGTATGTAAATATTTCTGATTATAAAGGTAATCCGTTGGAAGTTTTTATTTATCTTGGTAAATCAGGTCAGATTTTAAATACATTTTCCGAAGCAATGGGTAGAATGGTATCTATCGCATTACAATCAGGTGTGTCTGTTGAATCAATATCTAAAACTTTGATGGGTATAAATAGTGATAAACCAACTTGGTATAGATTTGAACCAGATGATAAAAAACCATCACAAATTCTTAGTATTCCTGATGGTTTAGGTCAATTATTAAATCGTTATTATTCGGGAAAAAGATATGAAGGTGAGTTATCTGGTGAAGTTTGTCCTAAATGTGGTAAAAATACATATAGACCTATGGAAGGTTGTTGGACTTGTTTGAAAGAAGAAGGTGGTTGTGGTTATTCTAAATGTTCGTAAAATAAATAAATAATATAACAACACAATCAATTTAAGGAGATTAAATTTTATGGCAACACTGAGAGAAACTTTTGAAAATATTAAAGAAGGTAGTGATAGTATAGTTGATACTGGTTATACTAAAATGCCACAAATGAGTGGACAGGAAATTGCAAAAGAACTTGGTATCACAAGACAAGCAGTTTCTAACACACTAAAAAGAGCAATGGGAAAGGCATTTGCATTTTTAAAGAAAGAAAATAGAGATATGGATGCATTTGAAATTGCTGCAATGATGGCTATTGGATGGGATGCAGCAAATACAACAGCAGAAATGAAAAAGTTTTTTACATTATTTCCACCGGAAATTCGTAAAGAAATTGAGTTGGCTGCTTCAAAGAGGTTCAGGAGTGACAAAAAATAGAGACATTTACATATTATGTATAAAATGTTATAATTGTAAAAAACAAAGGGATGGGAAGATAAGATGTAGTATGGGTAATTTTCAAGATATTGAAGAAAAAAATTGTGTGTTTAGTCCATTGGATTTTGACTGTATAAATTACGAGGATTAAATGATTAGAACTTGTGAAGGGAAAAATAATGGGAAAAGAGTTAAGTATTTGTGAGGTTGATAAAAACATAGCAATTGACTTTATACAAAAATATCATTATTCTAAAGTAATGCCAAGTATAAATAAACATTTTTTAGGTTTGATTTGTAATGATAATTTAGTTGGTTGTCTAACTTTAGGTTTCGGAACACAACCATTACAAACTATAAATAAGTTATTTCCAGGTTATAAAACAGAACATTATTATGAAATTGGTAAAATGTGTATTCAAGATGATATGCCAAAGAATACAGGAAGTCAATTTATTTCTTTGGTAAAAAAATGGATGATAGAAAATACAAAAAAATTATTACTTTATACTTTAGCAGATGGTATTGTTGGTAAAATTGGTTATGTTTATCAAGCATCAAATTTTTATTATGGTGGATTTTTTTGGACAGATGTATATATTGGAAGTGATGGAGAGAAAATTCATCCAAGGTCTGCTAAAACATTATTAAAAGAAAACGCTGAATTTTTAGGTAAAGAAAAGGTTTTCTGGTTAACACCAGATTTTAATAAAATAAAAGGAATAAGAAGAATAAGAGGAAAAATGTTTCGTTACATGTTACCTCTTTATAAAAAAGAAAAGAAAATATTGGAAGAAACCGGTTGGGTAAAAAACTCATATCCAAAAAATGATAGTCTTGAATGGAGAGAACAGATAGAAAAAGGAAAATATATTAAATTAGATGAAATGCCAAAATTTGCATTAGATGTTGTTAATTTTAATTATAAAAATGTCAATGCACATAATAAAAAAATAAAAGGATTGGAATTTTTCTTTAATTGTTGATAAAAAAATGAAAGTTGAAAAATGATTAGATATGAAGTTGTTAATGAATTTGTTAATGAATATTTAACTTCCGTTACTGTAAATAAAACCGGCTCACATTGGAATGCCCGTTGTCCATTATGTGGTGATTCAAAGAAAAATTTAAGAAAGAAAAGATTTCATTTAGATTATAAGAATGGGAACCCGATATGGAATTGTTTTAATTGCAACCAATCGGGTTCTTTTTTAACTATATATGCCAATTTGAAAGGTTTGTCTTTAGAAGAAGCCAAAGATGAGTTATTTAGTTTTGATACAGTAAGAGATAGGTTATCAAATAGAGAAATATTTTTAAACGAA